GTTAAGCACGATATATGCTTTTTTGCTATACTTGCATTGGAATAGACTCCCATACACCAACTCCCCGTTGTCTTTCCGCTGGCCTCTGCATTTGCCTATATCGCTCATTTCAAATCTCCTAAAGTAATCTCAACAATTCTTGGCCTCCAGACTACAGCTTTGCCACCACGATGTTTTTTTACCTTACGCCATGCCCATATCTCTAATACCGTGCCGGGAGTTTGCAGCCAGTCCATAGTCTCTTGTGCTCTTTCCTCAGTAATCTTTTTGTAATGAGAAGCAAAACTATTACCACAGCACTGAACTCCGATCACACCACGCTCAGGGTCAAGGGCAATTATATCAATAATACCAAACAAATCCTGACGTACTCCATGTGGACCTGCAAACGCATTCCATTTCTCAACTATCCCACATTTACGTCCGTTATTTTTAAGCTCTCGGATTGTCCGCTGTGTTGGCGTCATTTCCTTTTCCTCCCAAATGGCATCCTGTCCCTTATTGAGGACATACCCAATATCTTTACCACCGGCTTCCAGCCCTGCTCAGACAATTCATCTTTTCTTAATTTGAATTGCTTGGTTCCCTTCATTGGCAATCTCACCAAATTATAATTCCTCTCATGAATCTTCATACCTTGAGGACAGGTAATATCAAAATATTTTTTACCCTCAGTAAGCTTTCCCATCAAATATTTAATAGCTGTCTTTTCACCAACTCCTTTTACTCCTAAAACATTATCAGTAGAGCATCCAGCAATAGCTTTTACAAGTACCCACTCTCTTGGAAGTATCTCATATTTCTTTTTGAATCCCTGTAATGTCAAAATCTTATTCGTCTGCGGATTATAACAAGAAACATTAGACCTAATGCACTGATACAAATCCTTGTCACTGGTTATAATGACTGCTTCATCTTTCTCTCTAATACTTCTATTACAAATAGATGCCATAACATCATCAGCTTCATACCCTTGCTGGATAAATACATTCTTGAATCCAATCATAGGCAAATACGTTGTTCGCAACTTCTTCATCTGCCTTCGAAATGCCTTGTCAAATTCAATTTCCTCCTCCGTATAATCCTCTTTTTTTCTATTAGTTTTGTACTCAGGATAAATCTCTTTCCGCTTGCTTGTGTTGCTGTCCCAACAAAATACAAAATTCGAAGTATTAAATAAATCCTGAAATCCTGATAGTGACCTCAAGAATCCGTATATGACACCAGTAGCAGTATTTCCATAGCTCAGACCACCCGTGGAATGCTTTGCCCTATGGCATAAATAATTACAATCGAGGATTAGGTATTTTTCACTCATATCTCTTCTTCCTCTTTACAACACAAGCATCCTCAATTTCATTCCATACGTCACCAACAAGTTCCCTCAAATCCCTTTCAAGTCCTTGGTGCTCGATAATTCTGATTAGCTTATCTCTTGAACCTTTGATACCCAGACCTTTTGCTTTTATCTCCTTGCCCTTTTTCCAATATTCCTCATCCAGAAGATAATCTACGCAACTTCCTATATCGTCAATACCAAATGAATGGTATATTGGAATTATTACCGCTCGTTCTCTTCCTGTTATTCGATTTTTCTTAATCTGAATTTTGCAGTTAATTCCAAGCTGCCTCTTTTTATTCCTGACCGTTTTTGCAATTCTACCTACAACGCTCGACCACATTTCAAGGCAGGCATAGAAATCTAAAGCATGACCTCCGGAGCGTGTTTTCTTTGATTGGAATGGCAAGGCTCCAATATTATCCCTCGTCTGATTTATGATAATCAAAATCGAGCCGCTATCCAATAATGGCTTGCCTATTACCCTGCGAAGCATACCTGAATTTACTTTAGCTTTACCGTCACCATATGAACCTGTTGTTTCTTTTCCCTCTCTATAGGCTTTTTTGGTTTTATCAAATTTATCTGCTTCAGATTCTGAACTTAGACTGTCCATCGAATCAAGAATATAAATGAAAGGCATGCCCCCTTTGATAGCATCATCGACATTAAAATAAAAATCCTCAATCGTATTTGAAAAACCCTTCCAAGGTGGCTCTAATCTTTCAGCTACTTCCTTGCCGAAGAACTTTTCAATATCCATCAATGCCCCATCCTCAGCATTATCATAAATAAATCTATACCCATCGAAATTATGATTGACAGAAGCTTCCGCAAGGCAAGTTAATGACAGCCAGGTTTTCCCGGACGTAGTATCACCCACCAGAAAGCAATACCTGCCTTTGATAAATCCTCTATCTGGAAATCCAGTGCAGGCAAGATTCAAAAGAGTAGAGCCGGTCGAAAGGAAATCTTTGCCGGTCAATACTTCCTTCTGCCTTTTCTTCCTAAGTGCTTTTTTTATATCTTCAGTTTTCATAATATTATAATTTCAAAAAACCAGCTTGGGGCGGGCAGGATTACCACTTAACCTATAACTGGAAAGCATACCTAATTTTGCTTTTTGTCGGCACGGTATGAGGTTTTACGTAGACAACAACCTGTTATGCCACCACCCCTTGCTGGCTCTATTCACTTGTCAATTGAATCCGAGTATCCACTCTTCCATACTCTCTGGTGTGCTTAGTCTTCCGCTGAACATAAGCTGTGTACCCAAATGTAGTGCTGCATGGTCTTTGGTTTCTTTGTGCTTCGACATATCTGAGCTAAAAGAAGCAAACGCTTGAGTTAAGTCACCTGTTTTGACGTATTCCATAGCCCTGTCTTTGCACCATTGTAAATGTTCTTCCCTGTCCATAGTTCGTTCCTTTCAAAAACCAGCTTGGGGCGGGCAGGATTCCCTGTTCCTGCTCCCAGTAGTATCCACCCGACAATATGGGATTAGGCAGTCCCTTTCGCCAGACAACAATACCACACACCTTACCCAAACGGCTCTGCCTCGCCGCCGCCCCTTGCTGGCTCTATTCACTTGTCAAAACCAGCTTGGGGTGGGCTAAGGGATGTCTTAAGTTCCCTCGCAAGAGTTAGTCCGGCAATTGAGTAGGTTTTCCGGCCTCGTCTCTGTGGCAACTCTCTTTCCACCACCACCCCTTGCTGGCTCTATTCACTTTTCAATTAAGCGTCGTCACATTCATCCCAGACAGGACAATCTGCACATTCTTCTAACTCATCCGTGTCCTTGCCAAATACACCACCACCGGGACACTTGCCCTTCTTACCTTTTTTCTCATCTTCTCCTTTCTTATCTTTCTTGGATTTTTCTGGTTCTTCCTCTTCGGTAAGATCATCAAACGCAACATCCTGAGTATCGCCGTCATCGAATTCAACCGTAGCCGATTCTTCATCTTCATCGATTTCAGTTATCTCACCTGCATAATCTTTACCGTCAATTTCGACTACGACCCTGTCGCCAACTTTCCAACCGGATTCTTCCGGCTCTTCCTCTTTTTCCTTTTTCTTGCTCTTTTTACTTTTTTTGACTCCCTTGTCATCTTTGTCATCTTTGTCATCGGGATCGGTAGTCTGCAAGAAAATTTCTTTCAATTCGTCGTATTCTTTGATGATAAGAATATCGTCGAGGCAAGTTGTTTTCTCCAAAATGTCGTCATCGTAATCTTCTTTACGAGGTTTGAAATTGACAGAGACTACTGTAAACCAAGAAGCCTTGCCTTGATGACTTTCTTCGACACCCAGTTTTAAAGTAAACCCATTTTCCAAATCTGCGAAACGCTCATAGCCGTCATCTTCATCAGAATTCTTGATTTCCCGGTCAAGCGTTTTACCGAACAGATGAAACGAAATTTCCCATAACTGAACACCTTTCTCCCTGTCCTTGGTGTCAATTACATTGAACAGTTGCCGTTCTTTCGGGGCCAAATCTTTTATTAAATCTTCGTCAGCTTCGGGATCTTTCATTAACTTGGCTCGATATTCACATGGAAAACAAGACTCTCCTATAGTCTTTCGTGGGCAGACATACGAGGTTTGATCATCACCTATTCCACGATGTACCCAGAATGTCCGCTCGTAATACAATTCACCTTTGTCGGCGAAAGGATTACCCTCGCCCACTTCGTAAGGAATTATATCCAATCGAGGGCTTTTCTCATTTTTCAAACCAAACAACTTTACATCTCCAGGTATTTCAAAAGATGTATTCGCAAAGCCAGACTTATGCTCCTCAGCCCTGCGTTTTGCCGCAACCGCTGTGCTACGTTTTCCTCTTTTTTCTTTTTCCTTTTTCCGTTTCGACATGTTCTTCTCCTATCTAATTTTAGTTTCTTCATTACAATTATTCATTTCAGATTTATTATTTTCTTTGCCTACAGCCTCCTTTCCTTTATAAAATCCGACAGTGCCTAATTTCATACAGAGAAAAGCCAGCGTCGGGAGCACAATAATAATACCTATCAGCCATAGAATCTTATCAATCATTATCCTCTGCTTCCTTTAGTTGTTTTCCTGACTGACTTTTTCTCGACTTCTTCCATTGCCTCCCTCGCACAAACAGATGCTCTCGGTGAAG